GACAGAGCTTATATGTGGGAGTATATGTAATGGAATTATCCGATCAATTTAAATTCGGACACTTATTACTAAATGAGAGAAAATGTCGTGTTTGTGGTGAGGAGAAGAATTTAATTGATGGATTTTATAGAACAAGAAAAGACCGAGGAGCAACAGCATCATCATATTCATATGAGTGTAAGGAATGTACAATAAAAAGAATCACCAATAAACGCCAACAAGAACACCAACAAAGAAAAAAACGCCAACGAGAGGACGCTTATTGGCATTACCCAGACTGGTAAATGTTCACGCAGTTTTTCCCCATTCAAAAAAGCATTTTAATAAATAGTTTTAGTTAATTTTAAGGTCACGGAGAAAAACGAATGGCTACTCCTCAATTATCTCCTGGTGTAAGAATTAGGGAGGTTGATTTAACAGTTGGAAGAGCTGATAATGTCAACCCAACTATCGGTGGTATTGCTGCTCCATTTGAAAAAGGTCCTGTTAATGTTCCAACTAGCGTAGAAAACGAAGCTCAGTTGCTTGAAGTATTTGGAGAACCATATGGCACTGACAGCCACTTCGAATACTGGATGTCTGCTTCATCGTATCTGGCATATGGCGGTGTACTTAACGTTGTTCGTGCTGATGATGCAGATCTGAAAAACGCAAACGCAGGTGTTGGTATTGCATCAACAACCACACTTAAAATCAGAAGCTACGACGACTATACTGAGAACTTTGCATCAGCAACAAACTTTGTTTATGCTGCGAAAGATCCTGGTTCATGGGCAAACAGCTTGAAGATTTGTCAGATCGACGACATTGCTGACCAAATCATTGGTATCAACACAACAAGTCCATCTGATGCTGGTATCACCATTGGTTTCGGTGTTACTGTTGGAATCAACTCAACTCTTGCTTCTAGTGGATCAGTTTCAACCTTCAATGGTTATCTGAAAGGAATCATCACTGGTGTTACAACATCAGCAACAGGAGGAAGTTCATTCACTGTTAAGGTTACTTCCCGTGTTTCTAGTGCAGGTACAGAAACTGCAATCACCTATGCAGAAGGTAATGCAACTGCATCGATTCTTGCAGGTAAGACTCTTACCTTCATGAACGCTGCTGGTGTTGGTACTGACAACGGTACTGGAACTGGGGTTGGTGCTTTCACTGCTTCTAGTGCAGTTGACTGGTATGATCAGCAAACACTTGGACTGAGCAACAGCACAATCTTCTGGAAGACTCTTGCTCCAAAACCAGTAACTAACGCATATTCACTCAACAGAAGTGGAAAGAACGATGCAATTCACGTTGTGATCGTTGACGATGACGGAAAGATCACTGGAAACCAAGGAACAATTCTTGAAAAGCACCTCTTCCTCTCCAAGGCAAAGGATGCAGTTTCTAATGTCAATTCACCACAAAGAATCTACTATAAGAACTATCTTGCAGATAATTCAGAGTATGTATTCGCTGGATACAATGCATCACAAGCAGGTGATGCATATCATCTGACAAACCCAAGAGCAACTGGATTTGCAACTGCATTCACCCCAGTTTCTATTGGAGATGGTCTGTGGGCACAAAATGCTCAGAGCGTAACTTACTCTGCTCTTGGTAACGTTACTTACACCTTACTTGGTGGTAAGAACTATGACGGAAACGAGAATCTTGAAACAACTGGTGCATTAACTGCAACTCTCGGGAATCTTTCAACTGCTTACGATAAGTTCCTGGATGATTCCGAAGTTGATGTTGACTTCCTGATCATGGGTCCTGGTCTTTCTTCTAAGGAAGAGTCCCAAGCAAAAGCAAATAAACTGATCGCGATTGCTGAAACAAGACAAGATTGTGTTGCAACAGTTTCTCCATATAGAGGAGCAGTTGTTGGTCTTACAGATGCCAGCGTACAAACAAACAACATCATCGACTTCTTTGCACCAGTTACATCTTCATCATACGCAGTGTTTGATTCTGGTTACAAGTTTGTCTATGACAGATTCAATGATACCTTCCGCTATGTTCCATGTAACGGAGATATCGCTGGTCTGATGGCAAGAACAACCAGAGATTCATTCCCATGGTTCTCTCCTGCTGGACAGCAAAGAGGTGTTCTTCTCAACGCAGTTAAACTTGCATACAACCCAACCAAGGCACAAAGAGATCTTCTCTATCCAAGAAGAATTAACCCAGTTATCAACAAGCCTGGAACTGGTGTTCTTCTCTTCGGTGACAAGACTGGTCTCACATATGCTTCTGCATTCGACAGAATCAATGTTCGTCGCCTGTTCCTCTACATTGAGGATGCATTGAAGAGAGCAGCAGATGCTCAACTCTTCGAATTCAACGATGAGATCACAAGAGCAAACTTCGTGAACATTGTTGAACCATTCCTCAGAGACATCCAGTCCAAGAGAGGTCTTTATGACTTCCTGGTTATCTGTGATGAGTCAAACAACACCCCAGATATCATCGACAATAATGAATTCCGTGCCGATATCTTCTTGAAGCCTGTTAAGTCTATCAACTATGTTGAACTTACTTTCGTTGCTACAAGAACAGGCGTCAGCTTCAATGAAGTTGCTGGTCGCGTCTGATCTGAGATTACATAAATCGCATTAAAAACGGAGGAACCTAAAAATGGCGTTAAGAACAATCTCAAACTTCAAATCCAGACTTCAAGGAGGTGGCGCACGTCCTAATCTTTTCGAAGTTGACATCCCTGCATTCCCAACCGCTGCTCTCAACTCTGAGAATGGTGCAACCTGGGGATCACAAGAACAGGAAACTTTCCGTTTCCTTTGCAAGGCAGCTGCTCTGCCAGCATCAAACATCGCTCCAATTGACGTTCCTTTCAGAGGTCGTGTTCTGAAAGTTGCAGGAGACCGCACATTTGATACCTGGACAGTAACCGTCATTAACGACGAAGACTTCCTGCTCAGATCACAGTTTGAAGCATGGATGAACGCAATCAGCAAGCTTGATAATGCTTCTGGTGCTACCAATCCTTCTTCATACATGTCTGATGCATATGTGTATCAGTTAGGTCGCGGTTACAACGCTGGTAGATTCTCAACAACCAGTGATGGAACTGATGCTGCTGGTGCTGGTGGTAACGTACCTTCACCAAAACTGAGATCATATCGTTTCTACGATATCTTCCCAACAAACGTATCACAGATTGATCTGTCATACGATACTGGTGACACCATCGAAGAGTTCACTGTTGAGTTCCAAGTACAATATTGGACCGCTGGTGATCCTGGTGATGAAGCAGGTCAAGTTATCGCCTGATTTAAATGGATAAATAGAGCAGTAAGAAAACTGCTCTTTTTTCTATAAATGGCTAGATTATTTGGATTTTCAATTGAAGGGGAAGGCAAATCCCCAAATATACAGTCCCCCGTTCCGCCGAATAATGCGGACGGGGTTGACTATTATGCTACATCTGGCGCAGGCTTTTATGGATCTTACCTGGATCTTGAAGGTGTTTACAAGAATGAGAATGATCTTCTGAGAAGGTATCGTGAAATGGCACTTCATCCAGAAGTCGATAGTGCTATTGAAGATATCGTAAATGAAGCAATTGTTTCAGATACAAATGATAGTCCTGTTCAAATAGAATTATCAAATTTGAACGCGAGTGACGGAATCAAGAAAAAAATAAGAGACGAGTTCAAATATATCCTAGAATTATTGGATTTTGACAATAAAGCACACGAAATTTATAGAAATTGGTACATTGATGGAAGACTTTTCTATCACAAAGTTATAGATCTTAAAAAACCAGAAGAAGGCATTAAAGAACTTAGATACATTGACGCAATGAAGATGCGTTATGTTCGTAAGTTGAGAAAGAATGCTACTGTCAAATCAAACACTCCAATTTTGATGGCAAGTCAACCAGACTCTCCATTGAAATATGAGTTCCCTGATATTGACGAATTCTTTATCTATACACCAGAACCTGCCGCTGCTGCTGGAAATGGTCTTTCTTACAATGGTGGTCCTCAAAAAACCATCACAATGACAAAGGATTCGATTACATATTGTACTTCGGGTCTTGTTGATAGAAACAAAGGTTTAGTTCTTTCATATCTTCATAAGGCAATCAAAGCAATCAATCAACTCAGAATGATTGAGGATTCTTTGGTTATCTATCGTCTTTCAAGAGCACCAGAACGTAGAATTTTTTACATTGACGTAGGCAATCTCCCAAAAATTAAAGCAGAACAATATCTTCGTGATGTTATGATGCGTTATCGTAACAAACAAGTTTACGATGCAAATACTGGTGAGATGCGTGATGATAAAAAGTTCATGTCGATGATGGAAGACTTCTGGCTTCCTCGTCGCGAAGGTGGTCGTGGAACTGAAATTTCCACACTTCCTGGTGGACAAAATCTTGGAGAAATCACTGATATCGAATACTTCAAGAAAAAACTTTACAGTGCTCTAAACGTTCCCCCATCAAGAATGCAAACAGATGGTGGATTCAATCTTGGACGCTCATCCGAAATTCTTCGTGATGAAGTTAAGTTCAGTAAGTTTGTTGGTCGTTTGAGAAAGAGATTCTCAAACATGTTCAATGACATGCTGAAAACTCAGTTGATTCTTAAAAATATTGTCACCCCAGAAGATTGGGATTTGATGGAAGAGCATATTCAATATGACTTCCTCTATGACAATCATTTTGCGGAACTCAAAGAAGCAGAACTTCTGACTGAAAGATTGAATCTTGTCGCAACTGCCGAACCTTATGTTGGTAAGTATTATTCGCAAGATTATGTACGTCGTCAAATTCTACGTCAAACTGATCAAGAGATTCTTGAACAGGATGAAATTATTCGTAAAGAAATTGAAGACGGAATTATTCCAGATCCAAATGCCCCAATGCCAATGGAAGGTGGCGAAATGGGAGATCTTGGTCAACCTGTGATGGAACCAGAAATGGATGGTTCTGCAACAGAAGCACCAGAGATCAAAATGCCCAAAGGTGGGGAAATATAAATAAACACGATAAAGTAATTGCTTATCACTATGGATGAATTAATGAATCTTATTGCTGCGGATGAAAGTCCATCACAAGTTAGTGATGGAATCAAAGATATTCTTTTCGCAAAATCAGCAGATAAAATAGAAGCAATCAAACCCGAGGTTGCATCTAGAATGTTTGCTTTTGACACGGAAGAGTCAGATCAATAAATAGATAATATAGTTGAGTATTAAGAATAATGGCACTTAAACCAGTAGGTGTTGGAACACAATTTACTACGAGCGCGTCGAGCGCACAGTCAACAGCAATTTCAGTTCACTCTGACACTATCAGAGTGACTGCAAAAAGTGCTGGTGCTCATGTTGCAATTGGAACTGAGCCAACCGCAGATATTACCGATCTGTTCATTCCAGCAGGATCTTCTGAAACTCTTGCTTTAACGCCAGCGTCTCAAAGAGTAGTTGGAATTACTACTGGAACAACAACTATCCTTGATTTTCCAGAGGGAACAGGATCACCATTTAATGCTGGTGATTATGTAACTCTGACTGGTGGATCTCAAAGCGATTTTGATTTTACTCATAAAGGAGTAATTTCTGTCAATAACGTTTCGAATCCATCTGGTTATTATGCAACAAGAATTATCGTTGATCATGATTCAAGTGCAGTAACAGCATCATTCACTGACAGATTTTGTGTTGCGAGAAAGTCCATCAAAGTTGCTGCAAGAACTGACACAGGTTCAGGAGTCTTACACATTCACCAAGTTCAAATTTCAGGAGCAGCATGATGAAACTCATCAGAGAGGAAATCGAAAACGTAGAGGTCATCGTAGAATCTCGTAACGGAAAAAAGTCACTTTATATTGAAGGTGTATTCCTTCAAGGTGACATCAAAAACCGTAACGGACGTATGTATCCTATGGAGACACTTCGTCGCGAGGTAGGAAGATACTCTGAAAGTTACGTCAATTCTGGTCGTGCTCTTGGAGAACTTGGTCATCCAGATGGTCCAACTGTGAACTTGGATCGCGTTTCTCATAAAATTATTTCGTTAAAAGAAAGCGGATCAAACTTTATTGGAAAGGCAAAGATTTTATCAACTCCAATGGGGAAAATTGCGGAATCACTTTTATCAGAAGGTGTAAAACTCGGCGTTTCTTCCAGAGGAATCGGTTCACTTACTCAGAACAGAGAAGGTGTAAATATTGTTTCTGACGACTTTATGTTAGCAACTGCTGCTGACATTGTTGCAGATCCTTCTGCTCCCGATGCATTCGTTGAAGGTATTATGGAAGGAAAGGAATGGGTTTGGGAAGGAGGAATCCTTCGCGAAAAGCGTGTTTCTGCAATGAAAAGACATATCAATACATTAGTAGATCAAAAAATGCTAGAAGAGAAAAAGATTCAACTCTTCAATGATTTTCTAGCAAATCTTTAATTTATAAATAAATATAGTTATAAACAGGTAAATCGGAGAGTTCAAATGTCTGGTGGTAACTTACAAGAGATGGAAATGGCAGTGGGCAAGCAATCCAAAACCGCTGTAAATGCTGGTGCAAAGGCTGCTGATCCAATGCCCAAGTTGCAAAATGATGGTTCGCAGTTAGCATCTGTTGAAGATCTCGGTGGTCCTACCCCCGAGAATTATAAGTCTGATGATGACTCTGCTAAGTTAAAAGAACCAGGTGCAACCTTAAAGCAAGTCAAAGACGTTGTTAACAAGGGTGCAAAACCTGCTGATCCAATGACTAAGGTCAAAGAGGAAGCAGAAGTTGATGAAGAAGAGGTAATCGAAGGGTCTCCTGAAATTACCGATGAGGTAGTTGAAGAAGAAATCGAAATCAGCGATGAAGTTGACGTTGAAGAAGACGTTAACGCTCTTCTTGGTGGAGAAGAACTCTCCGAAGAATTCAAAGACAAGGCAAAGACAATCTTCGAGGCTGCTCTGAGATCAAAAGTTGTTGAAATCAGAGAAGCTCTTGAAGCACAATACGACAGAAAGCTTCAAGAAGAAGTTGAAGCAATTAAAGACGAACTCACCGAAAGAGTCGATTCCTATCTGGAATATGTCTCTGAGGAGTGGGTTTCCGAAAACCAACTTGCCATTGAAAATGGCATTAAAACTGAGATGACCGAATCATTCCTTTCAGGAATGAAGGGTCTTTTTGAAGAACATTATGTAACAATCCCTGAGGAGAAATA